ATGGAGCGGGTCACGTCGCGATGACGTCGGTTGAGCTTATCGAGTCGTCGGTCAACGACGGCGATCTGTTCGTCGAGTGTCATAGCGAGTCCAGTTAGTCGTCGATGGTGGACATCTCGTAGCGGACGAAGGCATCTTCGTCTTGCTCGGAGGGAAGTTCAGCCAGAATGAGCGTTGCGCCTTGATTCTCCATCGCGGTAAGCAGTTGCTCACAATCGAAGATGTAGAACTGTCGGTGCTCGGTCTCGTAGTAGGCATGATCCACCTCTGGCCGCTGACGAAAGCGGTATACTCGTTAGTTGTGTTCGGTGAGGTCTAGCGCCTCATCGCCCACGTTAATGGTGATAAGCACAGTCCCTCCCTTGGTACGCGACTGGTTTGCCGTCTGATTTTAGCTTATGCTTAACATTATGGATCGTCAATTAGAAAAACACTTACATATCAAAGTATGCGACTATTTGCGTGTCGCTCACCCCTATGCGCTGTTTCGGACAGACCTTGGTGGCATCAAGCTGACTATGGGTCAAGCAACCCAAGTGAAGCGCATGAACGGCGGAAAGCGAGCCTGGCCTGACCTTTTTATTGCTCACCCATCAGGTAGGTATCACGGCCTGTTTATTGAGCTAAAAGCGACTGATATTTACAAGAAAGATGGCGTCACCCTCAAGAAGAATCCACACGTCGAAGAGCAGCAACTTATGCTTGAGATGCTACGTAATCGTGGTTATAAAGCTGAGTTTGCGGTAGGATATGATCAAGCGGTCAAGCTTATAAAAAGGTACTTGTCACGGTAGGTGGGGACGTATGTCGCTAGTTGGAACTTTGGCCAGCCACTATCGCCATTGTCGTCTCACCAACAAAGTCACTGCGTCCCCTCTTGCCAGGACAAACCCGCTTATGATAATCTGCAATTAAGAAAAGAGACGACAATATGACGATGCTTGGTAAACAACATAGTGATGCTACAAAGCTCAAGATGAGAAACGCTAAACTTGGTAAGCGCCTATCTGTTAGTACGGAGTTTCAAAAAGGCGTTAGTTCTAACACCCAAACTAGGCTTGCAGCAGTTGTAAAGGGCAGCTCTCATTGGAAGTGGACAGATACTCCAAGTTACTCAGCAATACATCAATGGATTGTAAGGTGGTACGGCAAGCCGATGCAATGTGAACACTGTGGAATTGTAGAGCAAAAGACAAGACGAATGCACTGGGCGAACGTAAGCGGCGAATACAAGCGTGACATTTCCGATTGGAAACGGCTGTGCGTAGTATGTCATGCTAGGCTAGATAAGACGGCGCTAAGGGGGTGGATAACGAAAAGAGCAAGGGCTTTAGTATGATGGTTTGTTTTGTAGGCAATTTCCAAGTAAGCTACTCATCTGAGAATCACCACGCTCAGTTGCTTGAGGCACTTGGTCATCATGTTATTAGAATGCAAGAAGGCGTTGCCACTGGCGACGATATTTACACTGAAGCTATCAAAAGTGATATGCTTGTGTTTATACATACTCACGGGTGGGAAACAACAGGTATGCCGATGGGGGAGGTCTTTAACGCGCTTAAAGACGCAGGCATACCATCGTTGACCTACCACCTCGATCTATGGCTGGGTCTTGAGCGCCAAAAAGACCTTGATACTGATCCGTTCTATAAAACCATCGAGCACTTCTTCACCGTCGATAAGCTCATGGCCGACTGGTTCAATGAGAACACCGATGTTAAGGGCCACTACTTAGCCGCTGGTGTCTTTGACCGAGAGTGCGTCATGCTTGAGCCGCAACTTGTTGAGTACGACATTATCTTTGTTGGCTCAAAGGGCTATCACCCAGAGTGGACGTGGCGACCAGAGCTAATTGATTGGCTCAAGACAACCTATGGTAAACGCTTCTTGCATGTCGGTGGTGACGGCGATACTGGTACAGTCCGCGAGATGGAACTGAATCAGATATACGCCAATGCCAAGATTGCTGTCGGCGACACACTATGTCTTAACTTTGACTACCCATACTACTTCTCAGACCGCATGTTTGAAGCACCAGGGCGCGGTGGATTTAACCTATTCCCACGCATTAAGGGTCAGGACGATTACTTTGTGCCAGGGGTAGAGATTGCAACATTCCCATACGGCGACTTTGACGCACTCAAATCACAGATCGAGTATTACCTAGAACACACGAACGAGCGCGAAGATATGCGCTACGCAGGTCACATCCGCACCAAACGAGACCACACCTATATTCAAAGGTGGATTGAGATTCTAAATAAGGTCATGAAATGATGGCCAACTTCATCAAGCCAGCTGACGTACAGTGGAAAACCGTACGTTACTTAAAGATGCCTCTTTCTGGCATGGACGAGCAGGTCGACTGGATGTACACGATGGAGCTACCAGAGCCACTTGCTAGTTGGGATGTTTTCTCAAACTGGGAGAAGGAACGCACCATTGCGATGGCTAAGAACCTTAAAAAAGGCATGGTACTCTACGACGTTGGTACTGAGCAGGGCTGGTTGAATATTGCCTATGCTAAGATGGTCGGCCCTGAAAACATGGTATTGATTGAGCCTACCCCAATCTTCTGGCCAAACATCAAAGCCATATGGGAGAAGAACTACGATGTTGCACCGTTCTACTGTGTGCCAGCATTGGTTGGTGATAAGTCACAAGGTAAGACCGACATCACTCACTCATGGCCAAAGCAGGCTAAGGGCGACTTAGTAGACAAGAATGCTTATACCTACATCCATGACAATCTCGACAAGGTTTCAATGACTACTATTGACGACATAGCGGCCGCTACAACGCCGCCAGACGCAATAACGATAGATATTGAGGGTGCAGAGCTTTTGGCTCTCAGAGGGGCTGAAAACACGCTAAAAACGCATCATCCGTTGGTGTTTGTTTCAATTCACCCAGACCTCGGCGAGCGAGACTATGATTTAAAGAACGGCGAAGTCCAAGAATACTTGGCACAGTTTGGCTACACAGGCCAGCACATCGCTACAGACCACGAAGAGCATTGGTTCTTTTACCCAGAAGGATACGATTTGAGATGAAGCGCGTCGATTTAGAGCGAAACTACTGGGACGTGGCGGCTCAAGATCCAGAGGTAGACACAAAGTTTATATGCGACGTCCCAACTGAAGATTGTATTGGAGAGCTGATACAGACATTCCCACCGATCATGACTGGTAAACGAGTAGCCGAGATAGGTTGTGGGGTCGGTCGGTTGATCATCCCACTTGCAAACACTTACCCAGACACAGAGTTTTTTGGCACTGACATATCAACATATTAAAATGGAGCAACCCCATGAGAAAGGTAAAGACAATGGCAAGAGAGATTAAGAAGCTATCGAGTGATTCAGACAGTTGGGCCATAATTGGCACCATTAACGACTTAATAGACGATGTGATGGCCTTAAATAGGGTAATAACTAGGGATATAGTTCGCATAGCCACCGATGAGATTATTGATGAGTTGTCTGGAGACGGATACCGTCCAGTTACACTCAACATACCCAGGGACAAAACCATAGCAGAGGCTATTACACAGGCGTGTGGATTTAGTAAGCACGGTTATTTTCTCCCCGATGATAAGAAACTTACAAAACTACTCAAGGAGCAGTCATGAGCGACACACAAGAGAAGCGTGAAGCCGAGTATAAAAAGGAGAAGTAGATGAACAAATATGATGCAGAGCGAACCAATATAAACGGTAGATGGTATCGCTATAGAACGGACGTATTTTATGATGTACACCATGTAATAGCTAGTTTCAATCACCGTACAGAGATAGGTGGCTATTTGATAACTGCAATAAGAGTTAAGATACACAAGCTAATAAACACCCAGAGGCAACCCAATGACTAACCAAGACCTAGAATACTGCAACTGGTCGTTTGATGAGTTTGTAGACCTCAGACATGAAAACCCAACGAGCTAACTTAAGAGAGGATAACAATAATGAAAAAATTTAAGCTAACTGATGAATATAAGATTAACGCCTTTGGAGTAAAGCTATTCCGTATTGAGGCAACTGTAGATATTGAAGCTAGGGGAGTGAAGAAGGGTGATAAAGGGGGTTTTGTAGAGAAAGAAGATAATTTGACTGGTAACGCTTGGGTTTATGATAATGATCGGGTTTCTGGTAATGCTTGGGTTTCTGATAATGCTTGGGTTTATGGTAATGCTTGGGTTTATGATAATGCTCGGGTTTCTGGTAATGCTCGGGTTTATGGTGATAAGAGCTATACAAAAGGCTGGTTCATTGGTGGTGATGATACAGGCAAAATAACAAATATAACAGACCAAATGGGAACAGACTACTGGGAAGCTCAATATGTGCTAGGGGATTATGAGATTACCGACAAAACCCCCGAAAAGAAAGAAAACCCTAAAGAAATTAAGATTGACGGCGCTACCTATGTATTAAGAGAGGATAAATAGTATGAAAGGAGACGAGAATGAGTAAAGATATTGTTGTTCCAGAAACCCTAGCACAAGCTAAGTTAAAATGGAAAACTCCACAAGATGAAGTCGACTATTGGAAGCAACACCCTAAAACTAGAATGCCAGTTAAGATGTGGAATGAATATTATTGTTCAAGCATTTTGCATAGAGGCTTCTGCTGTAGTAGCTGTTTGGACGAAGAAGAATATCTGGGTCAACCAAACTTCGATGATAAATGTTGTTGCCGAGCGGTAATATTGGAGCAACCCAAATGAGTAGTACACAAGAGAAGCTAGACAAAGCTACCCTCAGACCGAACCTAGTCGATAGCATACCTAGCGACACCCACCGCACCGAAACAGCAGATAAGCTTGATGACCTAGATAAAAGGATTGATTATCGCCTTGGGCCAATCTACGAAAGGCTTGCAAAACTGTCTGACCAACTTTCTAAACCTAAAACGAACCCGTTATTGCGAGAGCCAGACACCCACCGCACCGAAGAAGAGATAGAGTCTTTTGGGAGCGGTGAGTTGAGAAAAGAGCGCAAAGCTAAGCCCGACACCCACCGCACCGTTACTCTCCGTATACCAAAGGGAATGACTTTTGTAGAGTCACTGTTTTATGCAGACTTGAGCTTGAATATGTCAGATAATCAGGCACAGAAAGCCCTTGATGAGGTACAGCCTAATGAGTAGCGGACAACTACTACTACTTTGTTCAGTTCGGCCAAGTGATGATGAGTATGGCAGGACAAACCGAGTAGCTGCAGGCTATTGGATATGACATGTTTAAACACATGCATAGTGCAGTACACCCACAATGGCAATGGTTATCGGCGGTGAAGGTATGAAATACGCAGTTGTACTACCATACGTCTATGAGCCGTATTACCGAGCCTGTGCTAAGACCATGAAGCTCAACAATGTTTTGGCTGTGAATAATACTGTGGATAACATCGGGATAATGAAGAGCCACAACCTGGGAATCAAGCGAATGCTAGAGACAGATAGTGACTGGTTAATCGTACTCAGTGCCGCAATCCGTTTCGGTGAGCCAGGCGGACTAGATTTTATTGAAGAACTTGATAAGCGACCAGACCACCTCGTTGTAGAGGCAATCGGTGTGAATGGATGGCATCTTATCGCGTTCTCACGCCGTGTCATCGAAAAGGTTGGCAAATGGGACGAGAACTTTACACCATATGGTTACGACGACTTGGACTATTCATGGCGCATCCAGGTAGCGTTTGGACTAGAGCTGCGTTCTCAATTATGGGAAAAAGCGCCAGTTGACCTTAAAGATATGGGTATGGCACACAGCATCAAGAAAGGCCATGTTGAATCAGATAATGACAAACTGCGCCAATACTACTTTGAGAAGTGGGGTGTTGTGCCTGAAGACGATCACGAAGGTGCATATCGCACACCGTTCAACGGCGAGTTTAACAGTGTTAATTATTGGCCAGGAGACTATCAACTATGAAAATACCAGTCAAATACTTATCATTTGCCGAGAACGTTCCAGCTAAAGGCTACTGGGATATGACGATGCTGCGCGACTTACTATCTGGCAAGTGGGCGCGCGATCCAAGGGGCTATGAGTTTGAAGAGGTCGATCACGATAACTTTAAGGGCGGGGTAATTGTATTCCCAGCTCGTGCACAGTCCGACTACTTCGATCAACTGCAAGAGTATGTCAACAAGCTTGACTGGTGCATTGTTATGTTCACTGGCGACGAAGAGGGTGTTTTTCCGTTTGAGAAGCTTCAGCACCCGAATATGCACAAGTATGTTATGTCGCCGCGCAAAGGCCCTCGCTACGAAGGTGTGAGCTTCTTAGGTACAGGCTACGCCCCAGCTATTGATGAACTACCAGAAAACAAGCCAGAAAAGATCTACGACTACTTCTTTGCAGGCCAAGTTACTCATGAGCGCCGTCAAGAAATGGCTAAAGCGATTGAGCTAATTAACGATACAACGAAGTTTAAAGGTGTCTACCACCCGACTGAATCATTCACCGCAGGGCTGAAGCCAAAAGACTACATCGCTCAACTGGCAATGGCCAAGATTGCTTACTGTCCATCTGGGCCAGAGACACCAGATACATTTAGATTATTTGAAGCATTAGAGTCAGGCTGTGTGCCGATCGCTGATACACGAGTACCGAGCAATAAAGATAATGATGTCTTTACTGATGAATACTGGGAGTACTTTTTTGACGATGTAGTACCGTTTCCTGTGGTGCGTGACTACTCAAGCTTGAAAGGCTACACGCTCGATGTGCTTGAAAACTATGACCGCATATCTGTTGAAGTTGGCTCGTGGTGGATGAAGATTAAGCACAGATGGGCGATTGAATTATCTGAGCATGTGCATAGGGTGAGTGGCTTAGAGGGTATCACGACTGAAGATGTAACGGTGTTGATGCCGACAAGCCCTATATCGCTGCATCCATCTACTGAGATTATTGAAGAAACAATCGAAAATACGATGAAACACTTTACCGAACCAGTGCAGCTGATTGTGATGGCTGATGGCTTGCGTGATGATACATACTCGAAGGAGTATAGCGAATATCTTAGACGCCTCATGTGGGAATGCAACCGCTCAAACAAACCCAAGCTCGTACTGGCTCACAAAGAACACGAACACCAAGCCCGCATGACCCGTGAGGCGTTAGAGTATGTAACTACTAGGTGCATTCTATTTGTCGAGCACGATGCACCGCTCGTGCCAGACTTTGAGTTTGATTTTGACTTACTAAGCCAACCGATCTTAAATGGCGAAGCGAATGTTATACGCTTCCACCACGAAGCGCTAGTATTGCCAGATCACAAGCACTTAATGATAGATCAACCAACACTAATTAACAAAGTACCACTCTGGCGTACTCGTCAGTGGTCACAGCGCCCACACCTAGCATCAGCTCATTTCTATCGCACCATGCTCGATACTTATTTCCAACCAGAAGCCCGCACTATGATCGAAGACGTTATACATGGTGTCGTAGATAGTAAGGTGCAAGATGGTGGCATGATGGCCTGGTATGAGTTTAGGCTGTGGATGTTCTATCCAGCGATCAATGATGAAGGGGCTAATATCAAGCGCAGTTATCACCTGGACGGCCGAGGCGATGACAAGAAAGTGATTGATGCCGATAACGTGGTGGATCTATGACGAGAGTAGCACACAACAAGGGTATATTCACCGGCGCAGTAGCGAGCTGTCTAGTTTGTGGTAAAGAGGTGAGGTTTTGGCCACCAGTTACACGTAAATATTGCTCAAGGGCCTGTTACTTCTCAACACGTAGAGGAGAAAACCACCCAGGCTGGAAGGGTGACGACGCTGGCTATGATGCGATACACGACTGGATAAACAGCAGGTATGGTAAGCCAAGTGAGTGTGAGGTATGTGGCACAACTAAAAGCAAACGGTTCGATTGGCACAATATGCCAAAAACATATAAACGAACTAGGGGTGATTGGAAGCGAGTATGTTCAAAATGCCATATGAACATTCACAAAAACTGGAGGCTAAGATGGCACGCCTAGGACTGATCGTCGTTGCAACTGAGACAGGTCTTGGCTACCAGACGCGAGATTACTATCGCCACCTGAAGCCAGACAAGACGATTCTGGTTGACATTAGCTCAATAAACGGCAAGCAACAGCACTATGATTGGTATGAAAACGCCATGATTATTAATGGTATGCCAACCGACCAGCAGTTGGATATGATGCTCGATGACATCGATGTGCTACTCACAGCTGAGACAATGTACAATCTCAATCTCTATGCGCGAGCTAAAGCGCGTGGCGTGAAAACTATCTGTGTCGAGAACCCAGAGTTTTACGATCACATGATGTACCCTGAGTATGCTATGCCAGATGTAATCATCCTTCCGAGTACCTGGCTTGAGCCGCTTATCAGAACCCACGCCCAGTCACGAAAGACGAAGGTCGTTCAGCTGCACCACCCTGTTGATCGTGATGAGTTTCCATTCCGCGAGCGCCGCACAAATACAATCATGCACTTGGCTGGTAATCCAGCTATGCACGATCGCAATGGCACTTACAACTTCTTAGATGCGTACCCAACAGGTACAGTTGTGACGCAAGACGAGGGGTTGGCTGGCAATCTGCGCAATCGTTATCGTCATAGCACTGTCTGGACTGAGGTTCACGATAATAAGCAAATCTATGAGATGGCCGACGTGATGGTATTGCCACGCAAATACGGCGGTAACTGCTTGCCACTAAATGAGGCATTATCGTGCGGAATGCCAGTAATTATGACGGATATTTCGCCAAATGACACGGTTTTACCGAGAGAATGGCTAGTACCAGCAGTTTCATCGGGACAGTTTTCACCCCGATTCCCAATTGATATTTACGAAGCTGATCCAGTAGCACTCCGCGAGAAGATTGAATGGCTAGAACATACAGACATTTCAGTCTTAAGTAGGCAGGCGGACGCTATAGCTGATACGATTAGTTGGAAAACGCTACTACCTAAATGGCAGGAGGTGATCGATGCCGCTTAAGAGGGTTCTCGTTGTTGCGAATGTAGAGAGTGAAGAGCTTGTGCGCGAGCAAATTACTAAGCAAATATTGCCACCTGGGATTGTGCCAGAGGACGTATTGCCGTTCGATTTTCTAATCCTAACAGACAAGAAGCCAGCGGTTGGTATCGAAGCACGACGTACCCGCATAGCCGAGCTACAAACAGACCTTCAGGCAGAAGTCGCGAACCACCTCGACTATAACGAATTAGAGCCTGAAAACGTGCTTGTTTGGCAGCTGGAGGGCGATAGTGTAGTGCCAGAGGATGCGTTAGCTATATTGATCAGAAGATTCCTCAAAAATGAGAACGCAGTATATTCAGGCGTACAAATCGGTCGTCATGGTCTCTACTGCATAGGGGCGTGGCACATCACAAACGACGATACTGTTTTAGAGAGCGTTGATCATAGACTCAAAGGCACACAGGTTGTTGCTGGCATGGGGATGTATTGCTACGTCGTGAGGGCAGATTACTTTATCAAGGCTAGGTGCTGGTGGAATGGCGAACGATGGGGGCCAGACGTAAATTGGTTCAGATCAATGCCATTACCAAAGCTTGTCGACATGGATTTGCATATTGGTCACTACTACAAGGGCGGTATAATAGAGGTAGATAGCCTAGCAACCTGCAATGCGCGCTTTACCAAGATCAAAGATGACTGGATATTTGAGCAATTAGACTAAAAGGAGACATGATATGAAGAAAGCTGAGTTTGAAAAAATAGTACCAACCTGGACTGAGGAGCGCATCAAGAAGCTGGTGGCCGAGCGCAGATATAAGGCTGTGCCAGTTGATCCGTTTGTATTCTCAGACCTTGTGCAAAAAGGCATTGCCAAGGATATGGAGGTCAAAGCTAGTGGTGTGCCTGAGACAGCGGTATGCGTCAACTGGACGTTTGTGCCGATTAGCAATACTATGCTGTACTACTTCATTGATGAGAGCTTTGATAAAGTGCCAACAGGCCAAGAAGTACCACTCCTAGAGCCAACGTTTACCAAGGTAGGTAAGTGATGCAGACCAAGCGTATCGCCCTCACCCAGCTCAAGCCAAACCCAGATAACCCTCGGATTATCAAAGATGCAGCATTTAAGAAGCTCGTGCAGTCGATCAAAGACTTCCCCGAAATGATTGAAGCGCGTGAGATAGTGGTTAACCAAGACCTCGTGATACTCGGCGGCAATATGCGCTATCGAGCGTTGCAAGAAGCAGGCGTAAAAGAGGCGCCAGTAAAGATTGTTGATTGGTCAGAAGACAAGCAGCGTGAGTTTGTTATTAAAGATAATGTATCGGGCGGCGAGTGGGATTATGATGCACTTGCAAATCAGTATGATATAGAGGAGCTTGATGCCTGGGGGTTAGAGTTACCTGAAATGACAGATGTTCAGGCTGAAGTTGAGGAAGACGAAGCACCAGAGGTGAGCCAAGAACCACCTGTAAGCAAGTTGGGTGAAATATACCAACTAGGACGACATAGGGTTATGTGTGGGGATAGTACCGATAAAGCGAGTGTTGAGTTGCTGATGAATGGTGTGAAGGCTGATATGGTGTTTACTGACCCACCTTATGGGATAGATGCAAATAAGATGACTATGGGGACTGGTAAAAAACAATTCCATCGTGGTGATACAGACTGGGATAACGAAGCCGTTAATGTTAGCAATCTACTAAATATGGCTGACAAGGTTTGTATTTGGGGTGGCAACTATTTTGCCGACCAATTACCAGCTAATAATGATTGGCTATGCTGGCATAAAAAGAATGATGGGCTTTCATTTAGTGAGTTTGAGTTGGCGTGGACTAACTTCGGCAAGAATACTAGAATGATTAGCCATCACTGGGGCGGGGAAGAAAAACAACACATTACTATGAAGCCAGTGCAAGTATGTGCATGGGCAATACAGATAATTCCAGAGGCAAAGAATATAGTGGATGTATATTTAGGCTCTGGCTCTACCCTCATAGCTTGTGAACAAACAGACCGCACTTGTTATGGCATGGAGCTAGACCCGAAGTATGTAGATGTAATTCGTAAACGCTACTGGAAGTTTATCAATAATGGTGATGAGACAGGGTGGCAGGAAGGCACACCTGTTATACAATAAAAACAGGGAGATAACAGGGCTATGGATAAACCGCAACCACCTATAGAACACCGCTTTAAGCCAGGTCAATCTGGTAACCCTAACGGTAGGCCAAAGGGCACGAAGAACCTGGCGACTATTATTCGTGAGCTAGAGAGCGAAGATTTTGACTGGACACATGTACCAATCAAGAATAAAGAAGCAGTTATGCAGATGGGTAGTCCATTCAAAGCCATTGTGATGGTAGCACTCGGTCAAGCTATATCAGGCGACAAAGCTGCTCGTGAGTGGCTACGCAAAGCAGGTTATGGCGATAAGCTCGATGTCACTTCAAATGAGCAAACTATACAAGCAGCGACAATCGTCGACTTAGGAAATATTAATGCTACAGATCAGTCAGAAACAGAACCAGATAGCCCAAGCGATCAAGAACCGCAAAGCTAAGGTTATAGTCTTAGCTGGTGCGCTTGGTACATCTAAGACGTTTGGGGCTGCTGCTATACTCATTAGCTTAGCGAAACAATACCCAGGCTCAGTGATTGGGGTAGGTCGACGTAATACTACTGAAATGAAGCGTGGTACGATGCTGAGCTTTCACGAAGCTGCAAAAAAGATGAATGTGACTGATTTTGCTGAAAACAAGAATGAGATGCGCTGGACGTTCGCGAATGATAGCATCATTATGTTCTTCGAGATTGATCGGGCGCACGACGCAGACTTTTCTAAGATTAAGTCGATGAACTTAACCTGTGCGCTGATAGATGAAGCTGATGCAGTCTTACAAGAGGGCTTTTTAGCTACTTATGGTCGTGTTGGTCGTGCAAATGAGAATGGAGCACCAGACTTCGTGATACTCGCTTGCAACCCTAACGAAGCTTGGATTAAAGAGAATTACTACGATAAGCACAAAGCAGGTACATTGCCTGACAGTGTTGAGTTTATTGAGTTTGAGATGAGTGATAGCTTCTTGCCTAGAGATTACTATGACAAGTTTATGGATAGCCCGAACAACTGGAAGCAGCGCTACTTATATAATAACTGGCAGTATGGTGACGACGACAATTCACTCTTTAAGTACTCTTTTCTCGATAGGGCACATGTTACGACGATTGAAGAAGGCACACGCTACGCAGCACTGGATGTGGCACGTTTCGGTCATGACAGAAGTGTCGCCGCGTTATGGGAGGGTAAGCAGCTTATCGACATAAAGATACTAAAAGATAAGGAGGAAAAGATCACCAATACTGCACTAGCAGTAAAGTATAAGTCATATTGTGAAGCAAATCGAGTCGGATATGAGAATGCTACGGTCGACGCTGTGGGTGTCGGTGCTGGTGTTGTGGATTACCTCCACGAGCTAGAGTTTTACGTTAAGGAGTTTGTAGCAGGGGCACACTCAGATGGTAACTACAATAACCTTCGTAGTGAAGCGACACACCGCCTGGCGCAAGACATCGAGCGTGAAGAGGTAAAGTTCTTAGATAGTTGCCCTTACCTCACGGAGCTAAAGAAAGAACTGACGATGCAGTCCTACTCAATCGTAGACAAACAGCTTATACTTGAAAGCAAGGACAAAGTGAAGGCTCGTATCGGCATGAGTCCTGACATTGCTGATGCAGTGATAATGGCTTACTCCTTACAAGACAGTCGTAAACTAGTAACGGTTGCTGATATTGCATTATGATTGTGTTATATTTACAAGTAGAGTCCTGTGAGACCTAAATAGAGGGTATTATCAATGAAAATTAGGGATCGGCTACGTGTAGCCATCAAAGTATTATCAACCCCAGAGCTAGGTAACAGCGTCAATGGGATTGTGAACCGCAATTATTCTAAAGGCTCAAGCTTCGCCCCTCAAACTCAGCTACGAGGTATTACTTACAAAGCGATCGACAAAGTAGGTCAGTCGCTTTCTGTTTACGAACCAAGGGTTAATAAGCCAAATGGTGAGTATTACGAACAGCACCCCCTCTATGTTCTCTACAACAACCCCAACCCTATTCAGCGCACAGGCTCAGACTTTGTACACCTCTATGCTATGCTCATGCAGATCTACGGTGAGACGTTCTGGTATCTGGCACGCGGCGAGAACAGTAATAAGATTAAAGAGATATACCTACTCAACCCATCACAGATAGAGCTTAAGATCGCTGACGGCGAGGTAGTTGGCTACGTACTCCATAAGACCAACGGCCAGCAAGTGCCATTCGAGCCAGACGAGGTATACCATGACAAGTTTCCAAATCCATTAAACGAATGGCGCGGTCTGTCTATTCTTGAGCGAGCTAGTCAATATGTAGACATCGAGCTTACTACTACGAGCTTTACGCTCAACTACATGCAGAATAACGCCTCACCATCAGGCATTGTTACCTTGCCTGATATGGATCGAGAGGCATTCCGACAGTTCACCGCAGGCTGGCGTGAGAGCTACGAAGGCCCTGAGAATGCAGGTAAGACCGCGTTTATTCGTGGTGGCCAGGCAGACTTCAAGGCTGTAGGCGCTACACTCAAGGACATCGACCAAGAGATTACAAGGCGTATGGCCAAGGAAGATGTATTGATGATGCTTGAAGTGCCCAAGCCACTGTTGGGCGGTACTGATGACAATGGCTTCGGTCGCGCTAACGTAGAGGCTCTGACCTACATCTACACTCGGGAGAAGATTAACCCTATGATGGAGCGTTTAGACCGTGCGTTTGAGACTATCGTCAACATGCAGCCAAAGCAGGCGGGTATTAGTAACGCTGGTATCAAGGTCACTCACGAAAGCCCAATACCTGATGATAAAGAGTTTATGCACCAACAGAATAAAGACCTAGTGAATGTAGCCCTGACTGTTAATGAAGTACGTGCTCGCATGGGACTCGATAAGATCCCAGGTGGTGACGTTCTCGATACAAGCAACCCTGTAGTACAAGCCCCAACAGGCAAGACCATTACTATTACCAAGGCTAAAGAGCTGACTGTTGCTGAGAAGGCTAAAGCTAAGCACAAGCAAAACGAGAAGTTCCGTAAAATGGTTGAAGATACTAATACTCTCTATGCTGGCAAAGTTAAGAAAGAAATGGCGAGCTTTGCCGCTAAGCAGGAAGATATTGTCATCGGTAAGATCAATGCTTCAACCAAGGCATATGAAGAGTGGCTACCAAACGTCAAGGAAGACTCAGTTGCTCTGGCAGCGGCATTAACCCCTATTATTATCGAACTGATGCAGGCTCAGACACAGGATGCAGCTAACTTCATCACTGGCGAGACCATTGTTATTAGCGACACTCTCCGCAAAGAGATAGAGGTATACATCAAGCAAATCTCAGGGGTATACAACGCCGATACTGTTGCTGCGCTTGAAAAGACACTCTCAGAAGGCCAAACCGCTGGTGAGAGTCTGGCTAAGCTTAAAGGACGTGTTGAGCAGGTGTTTAGCGATGCTAAGGGCTTTCGTGCTGAGCGTATTGCTCGTACTGAGGCTAGTCGGGCTGGTAATCGTTCGGTTGAGCTTACCTACAACGAGAGCGGCTGGTCTGAGGTAGAGTGGTTTATCAACCCAGGGGCTTGCGAGTTTTGTCAGACCTTCGCAGGACGGACTAAGCAAATAGGCGGTAACTTCAGCAACATAGGTGATGTTATTACGAGCAGTGAGGGGAATAGCCTCAAGGTAGAGTATTCAGATATTGACGCACCACCACTACACCCAAATTGTACGTGTTCACTTGTGCCGAGCGGTCAAAGACTGGGGAAATAGGAGATGGATCCAAAGTCCATCGAGCTTTATAACGAAGAGCAATTGCAGCTTCTTAAGGATCTGCAAGCTGGTATTACGAGCCTAGCCGATGCACTGACAGGTAAGATAGCGATCAATGTAACTAACCCAGATGAGGTTAAGGTCACTGGTTCAGTTGAGGTCAACACTCAGGACGAAGTAACCATCAAGAACATGGGCGAGTTTGTGGCAGGGCTTAGTACATTGCAAGAGATGCTACAGAAGACACTCGAAGGACTCAAACCGTCAGATACCGTTACTGTTAAGAATATCCAGGATGCTATTGCTAAAGAGCTGAAGGTATCTAACCTTAGTGAACTGACAACCGACCTACAAGCGATTAAGCAAGCTATTATCGACAACCAGGCTATCGTTAATGTTACTGAGAAGGCTATTGTATGGCCTAGAGCTGCCAAAGACGCAATCCCAGTACGACTGAGTGATGGCAAAGGCTGGATTAACCAACTTATACAAGGCGTTGCAGGTGGCGTTGCAGAAACCGACCCGCTTGTGGGCTACCAGCCTTGCGATATTGACGAAGCAGGTACACCGAAGTATTACGGCTTTGCTAAAAATAATGGCTCGTGGTACATCATGCGAGAAAGTAGTGGGGCGTATCGCTACAGTAAAGGTGCGCCACAATTCAATGGTGGTGGGCTTTACATAGACGCTTGGACTGACCGCGCTAATCTTACCTACGACTACATCTTTGAGGTATTTAAGAAATGACCTATAAGCCACAGATAAAAAAGCTAGATTATTACGAGAGTGGCGGCTCAGGAGCTACTGGCTACAGCCTACAGAACGAAGATAGAGACGCTAGTTATGCTTACGTTGGTTACAAGAAAACCGCTGGAGATTGGTATATCTACCGCCGAACGAGAGCTACCAACCTACGCCAGTACGCCACAGGAGTGAGTAGCTATTCAACTAACTGGACGAATCGAGGGAGTTTAACTTATGTATAAGCCAATCAACCGCAGATACCATAATTTAGATAAGCCTACCGTTGCTAGTTCGGTAACTTGGGATATGAGTAATGGTGATGAGATAGTTGTACCAGACCTCGCAACCTACGGAGAGGTGACAGACGGTAAAGAACAGCTTACAGCACTAGCTCAGCAGGTATGTGATAGTTATGAGGAGAATCTATAATGGCAGTAATTGTATCCAATGGAGCAACTAACTTATCCACAGCTGGTGGGTTTTATCGGTCTGAGAGTTACAACCTCTCACCTATGAGTACGACTTACCTAGTACTCTCGTCTGCTAGACAGATAAATGTTACCTTTGCCAACGCTGGTAACTGTCAAGGTCTGATACTCCACTTGACACCGACCAACTCAAGCACAAAAGATGTAACCGTTACCTTACAAGAAAACACAGGTAGCTGGGTAGATAGGGCAACCGTAACCCTCACAGCAGCACAGATAACTAACTCGGTATCTAACAACAATCAGGCTACTTGGATTACACCTTTTACGTTCTCGGTTCCTTATGCAGTAGACACCACAGCTAGCAAATGGCGATTCAACATCACACAAAGTGCTGGTGGCTCGAACAACTGGAACCTAAGAACCTCTAACGGTACAGCTCCAAGCTACATTGCTTGGTGTGACAATGCTCTAAGCTACACAACTAACGATGTCATAATTGCCAAAGACAAGATAACCATTGACCAAGACTGTCAATTTAATGGACTACTCTCAACTGGCGATTCAACTTACTCAGTATGTGCGGTAGCCTGTACTGGCTCAACAGGCGACTATAACAACAACGGTATGATTGTCTGGGACAACACGCCAGCAGCCAGCTATACAATGACGATAAACGGCACAATGCTGATGTCGGCACACGCAGGCTTCCATGTTGGTGACTCGGCTAATCGTATACCAACAGCTCAAAAGGCGATTGTACAGGTAATACCAGCTACATCAGGTACTAATACTAACTCAGGTATATGGAACGGTGGTTTCGCAAACCACGCAAGTTATATTGGGCGTATGAATATACAAATGTACGGTGAGATACCAACTACACGCTCAACCACGCTCAGTGCAGACGCAGCAGCCTCACAACCAAACATCGTTACTACCGACTCAACAGGCTGGGCGATAGGTGACAAGCTAGCTATTGGCAAGGCAGGTGTTGTCGGTGGAATCCCAGATACAGCGCCCTATACAATCAATACTATTGCAGGTACTAACATTGGTCTAACTACTAATATCTTGACTAATGCCAGAAAATCTGGTGGTCACGTCTTTAGGCTCAATGGTTATGGTGTGGAGTTTAGGAATACGCACAACGCTACAATTCTCAACTATTTCAACGGTGGTAATAATGTGGTATTTAGTGGGGTGTGGCTTGATGGTATCGCATTCAACACATCTAACGGTACGAGCCAATGGTACGATGATGCTTCCAATATAGGTAATATAACTATTGAAGATTGCAGTGTGTCTAACGGTTTGATGACTGGTGGCTCAACACTTATGCAAAATATTAACTTCGCAAACAAGCCGATGTCGGTACAACGATGTCATTGGTTCAAGGCTAATACGTTTGGCACACTTTATGGGCCAACGTCAGCTATTAAGACGTTCACCAATAATATTTGTATTTCGGGTAGCGTAACTGGTTTTTTTAAGTTACAAAACATGAATATAACTAACAACTACTTTTATAACAATTCAGGTCAGTTTATAGGCAACTCTTCTGGGTGGTTCAATTCTACCGTATCTAATAATTACTTCTGGGGTACTAGCTCAGGGGTAATGCGAAATGATGGTGCAATGGTCAATGTAATTTGGAGTGGCAATCAACACGAACAAGTGCTTCGTTCAATCTGGAATTTCTCAACAATCATCAACTGCCCTATGATAAATGAAACTTATGGTATTGAAGCTGGAAGCTTTGAGATATACCACGCATTCGTAAACTACTCGCCTTACGCCAACTTTGTGATAGACAACCCAAATATAGGTACTTCAATTACACCGACCCTAAATGATACAGATGGCGTGGATGGCTCGCAGATACGCTTCCAGAATTATGACCAAACCGCTAACTCTGATTTTACACATATGCCATACGGCAAAATCTACCGTACTGGCACAGGTTTAGCTGACACTACCGTCCGAACGGCTGGGGGCTTTGCGATGAGGTTTGAACCGACTTATTCACCAAACCTAATGCACTGGGAACAGAATGTTCCAACAGGCAATATTCAAAACAAAACTATGACTGTATCTGTCTGGGTGAAGATAAACAACGCTGCCTACTATGCTGGTACTCACACTAAACCAACCCTCACAATTGACTATGACAACGGTACGACCATGTCTAGCGTGGCAACGACTGGTACTGGCTGGCAGCAGTTGGCTGTAGTGTTCACGCCTACTACTACTTATGGACAGATTGAGATGAAGGTAACTGGTGCAACAGACGCTACTGGCACGAATAGATACTTCTATGTAGACGATGTGAATGTGGCTTACCCTGCTGGTGTACAAGTGAATTTGGGTAGTCTTGACCTTTGGGCTGAGGGACTACCTGTCGCACCAGCCATCGCAACCATGCCAAGTATCTCCGGTGTATG